ATTCGGGGACTTAGCGTGATATGGCAGTACACAGAGGGTCTAGTAACCCAAAACTCGCACCAACAGTAGTTCCCCAAGCAGCAACAAATGTAAACCAAGAAAGGGCTACATTCAGTGCTTATGTAACTGCAAACAAGTACGACACAACTGTTTATTTTGATTATTCAACAAGCCCTACATTCAGTTCATATTCAACAGTTGTTCACTGGGTAACAGTAACTGCGGGTCCTTACTTTGCTTACTACAATGCCTCTGGTTTGACCCCCAATACGACCTACTATTACCGTTGTCGTGCTATAAATGCTATCGGAACAACAATTGGTCAAACCTTTCAGTTTCTTACTTGGTCGTTGAAAACTTATTTAAATTCAACTGCTGGTGCTTTCAGCGTTTCAATTCCATCAATTACTCCATATTTAGATTCTCCTATTGCCCCAGTCATCTACGAAATACTTCTTTATGGAGGAGGCGGTGGTGCAAACTATGGCGGTGGAGGAGGCGGAGGATATCGTCTTTCTGCTAGTCATACATCATCTTCAACTGGAACACAAACTGTTTCAGGAAGCGTAGGAGGTGGTGGTGCTGCTGGCAACGGTGGAGGAGGAACTGGTTCTGCAACAAGCGGTGGTTCTACAACTTTAACTGTTGGTTCTACAACATGGACTGCTGGAGGAGGTGGCGCAGGAGAACACCCAGGAACTTGTGGTTTACCATTTGGTAGAGGTGGTGCTGTTGGCACTGGAAATAATCCAGCATATATTGGTGGTTTAAACACATATGGTTTCTACACAATCGTCAGTTATACCTGCAACTGTTTTGACAAATTAGGAAACTGTTGTGGAACAGTACCGAACTATGGATATGACTGTGGATACTACGCATGTGGTGGAGGCGGTGGAACAGACGCTAACGGAACAAATGCTTACACTCAAGATACAAACTCGCACAATGGTGGAAACGGTGGTGCAGGTGGTGGAGCATATGGACTCAACGGCGGTAGCGGTGGAGGCGGTTATGGAACACAAAGCAATGGTTCTCAAGGAAGCGTTGTTGCTGGAGGAACTGCTGTAGGTAGAGGCGGTTCACAGTTTGGAGCAGGTACTGCTGGTGGTATCACATTTAAATACTATGGACCATAACGAAGGATAAATATGGAAGACTTTACATTAGAAAAAATAAAAGACTACAAGATGTTTTATATCTTGAAGAATATTAAATCAACATCACGAGTAATTGTTTTGTCGCACAGACAAACACACACAAATGCTGTAGTTGAAAAAGATAAATATGATTTGTTTAGAGTTGGTGTTGACCAAGTACTTGTTGCATTTAAGAGTATCTACCAGCATATTGGTAAGTACAACTATGTAGCATCAAATGGTTTGGAAGAAGAGAACATTCTTCTTAATCCATATGAGCGTATTGCCGATTACTACACAACTGATAGAGATGATGAAGAGTCTGGCGCATTTGTTTTTCTTAACTCATGCCATACAACATTAGAAGGACAGGACTGGCGTTGCGATAACTCTCTTTATGGTCCTCGTGGATTTTTTCCTGTTGGACAAGAAGAAGGAATACTTATTGATGGCATAAACAACATCAAGGTCTATGAGCCAGTATTAAGCGTAAATGGTATTGCTCATCTTGTTTACTTTAAACATGGCGGTGACGACACTGCAATTAGATTTAGTTACATCAACAATGCAGAACTTCCACAGTCAGCAGAGACACTGCCAGAAATAATTAAGTTGATTCTTGAGTGGTCAGCAGTTGCTGTTCCACCGTTTGAAAACAGAGAAGACATCGCAACAAAAGCAAAACACTTTGTTGATAAGTTCGGCATCACAGAAAGTTCTGTTGCTAGTCAGCCAGACATGCAAGTTGCAAAGTTTTTAAAGGGAGACACCTCTGCAAGAACTCGCACTAATGGAATATTCCCAATGTCAGATGAACTGAATGAATTTATTCAGACCCGTCTTCCATACATGACATTTAGTAAACTCGCACAATTAAATCCTGGTTTATTTAATCTTGAACAAGTTGTAATTGCAGAAAAAGAATTTGTTAAAGAAGAATGGGAATCGTCTTTAGAGAAGTATGGCGTAATTGGTAATCAAGAGTTTGGAGATGTTGCGGCAGTATCCAAATTCTTAGAGGAAGAAATGCCAGACGCTGCAGATTTCTTAGGATTACTTTTTAGGCTCATCAACAAGAAGAAGGAATTGTTGGAGGGCATTGCATAATGCAGTTAGAAGAATTAGTAAACGAATATAACTTTAGAAAATGTCGTGGACCAGAAAACGCAACGGATGAACAACTGCTTGAAGCGTTTGTCTTTTTCTGCAATAACTACGCATACATCAAGCATCCAAATCAGGGTAGGATTCAATTTATTTTGCGAGAGGCTCAGGTTGAAACTGCCAAAGCATGGATTGAAAAGCGCTACACAATAGTTCTTAAATCTCGTCAGATTGGTTTCTCCACTCTCGCTGCCGCATACGCATTTTGGCTGACATTCTTTCAGCCTGACCGTTTTGTAGTCATGCTTTCAAAGACCGAGCGTGAGGCAACTAAGTTGCTTGGTAAAACCAAATATATCTACAAGTTCTTGCCTGATTGGTTAAAGGCAGCAGGTCCAGAATTAATACAAAACAATGTTCTTAAAATGGTGTTTGATAATGAATCGGTTATTGAATCATTGCCATCAGCAAATGAGCCTGCTCGTGGTGAATCCGTTTATCTAGCCATCATTGACGAAATGGCATTCTTGCCTAACCCAGAAGAGGCATGGGCATCTATTGAACCTATTGCCGATGTTGGTGGTCGTGTTATTTGTCTATCCACGGCTAAAGGCGAAGGCAACATCTTCTTTAATCTTTGGCATGGGTCACAGACTGGCACCAACCGTTTCTATGGAATCTTCTATCCTTGGTCAGCAAACACAGACCGTGATGAGTCTTGGTATGAAAAGCAGAAGGCTGAACTTCCAACATGGCAGTTGCATCAGGAATACCCATCAAATCCAGAAGAAGCATTCATTCGTTCTGGTCGCCCTGTCTTTGATATTGATTCTTTAAATCGCCAAGATACGGAAAAGCCCAAGAGTGGTTTCTTAAAGAAACTTGACGAATCAGTAAACTCATGGATATTTGAATCCTCTGGCGGACCACTGTCTATTTGGGGACAACCACAATATGGGGCTACCTATTGCATCGGAGCCGATGTCGCTGAAGGTCTAGCCCGTGGTGACTATTCTTCTGCCCATGTCATTGATGCCAAATCTGGGCTGGTTGTAGCAACATGGGCTGAATAAATTAAAATACCCAAACATCTATAGACAGCGCAGGCTTAATCAAAGACATGCTGAAGCCTCTGAGACGCTTGGTTGGCGCACAACCACACTGTCTAAGCCATTAGCAATAGATGAACTAAATGCCAGTCTCCGTGACGGTGACCTTGAACTGCGTTGCGAGTACACCATTGCCGAGTTAAAGACCTTTGTTCGTGATGATAATGGCTCTACCCATGGTTCACCCCATGATGACAGGGTTATGTCGCTTGCAATAGCAAGACAAATGCTTAAATTTGTTTGGTTAGCCGAATACAAGATTTCTGATGAAAAGCCTTGGGGCACATTGGATTGGTGGGCAGGCAAGGTTCCAAAGGCAACCCCCGAAAGAGAACGATTCTTCATCGGGGAATTTAACACATATTAATATCAATCGCCCCATAAAAAATCAAAACTTGGGGCAATGTAACGATTTATACACTTAATAGGAGATTAATCATGAATTTATGCGAATGCGGACGAAATTTGAAGACAGAAACGGACCACGCTAGGGGTTATTGCTTCCATTGCCATGTCAGTAGTGTCACTTTCGGATTTAAGGGGGTTACGCAAGGTAAATCATCTTGGAATGATTCCACTGTCCGTGAGACCCAGCGTTACTATGAGGGTTTGCCAGAATTCAAAGAGGGCAAGATTGAAAAGATTCCTGCACGCAAGGAACTCATCTAATGGAATGGATTGTCCCAATTGTTGTTGCCTTTATTGGCGGTCCTCTAGTTGTTTTAATTCAGCAACTTCGCAAGGAAAACAGTGAACAGCATGCGGAATCCCGCTCCCTACTTGAGCGAGTAGCCAATCAGGTTGAAAAAGTAGACGAAAAGTTAGATGGTCATATTGAATGGCATCTTAAACGAACATCAAGGAGTAAAACCAATGGCAGCAAATCCTAATTACAATGCCCAAGAAAGCACGACCACACCAGTCTGGGCTAAAAAGAACCCAAAAAAGAAATCCAAGAAGTTGTCTCCCGCCCAAAAAGCAAAGGCTAAGGCATCCGCTAAAAAGGCTGGAAGACCCTACCCAAATTTGGTGGACAACATGAATGCTGCAAAAGCACCAGCAAAAAAAACAACCTCTAAGAAGTCACCAGCAAAGAAGAAGAAATAATGCCTTACTCAAAATATTCAGATAAACAAAAGAAACTAGCAGCAGTTGCTGAACCACGCAAAAAAATAACTGAGGCTGACCTTAAGGCTTTAAATAAAAAGAAAAAGAAGAAGAAGTAATGGCATCAGAACTTTGGCAGAGAAAAGCAGGACAGAATCCTAAAGGCGGGCTTAACGCTGCTGGCGCACGCTCTGCTGGAGTTAAAACTGGGGTTAAGAATTATTCAAGTGCTTCAGATAAAGATAAGAGGCGTTGGATTTCATGGGCGAGAAGGTTTGCAGCAGCAGATAATATTCCGCCTCTCACCAAGCCAAATGGTGAACCAACAAGATTCGCACTCATGTTCACAGCATGGGGAGAAGCAGTACCTAAAACAGAAGCGGATGTTAGGGCTGTCGCTAAAAAAGCATTAGTCAGAAAAGACGCATTAGACCGCAAGGATGGAAGAAAATGAAACACGAAGATAGCCCAATGGGTGCAGCATTTAAAATAGCAATTGAGATTGGTGGCGGGGAAGAGCATGAAGAGGGCTATACAGATAGTCCTCATATGAAGAACAATGTTAAGTTGGCTCCAGCAGAACAGAAGTATGTTGAGTCGCTTTATGAAATTGTTGAAGAATTCGGCAAACTGTCAGATGATGATGGCAACGGCATCTGGGTTGGCTATGTTCCAGCATCAGAAAATGAAGACAAAGCAATTGGAGTTAAATGCTCCAACTGTGCATTCTACTGCAAAGAGATGAAAGGCTGCCACATCATCAAACAAGAAATAGAACCAGAAGGATATTGCAGATTGGCTGCAATAGGTGAAGGTCTCGTGAAGGGGAGAAAGTAAAACATGGCAAGACAAAGTAATTCAGACAAATTAAGTCGTTACCGCTCAAAGGTAGAAGCATCACGCAAGTGGAGGGAAAATGAACAATATGACAGACTATGGACAAGACTCATTAATCTCTATCGTGGCAAGCATTATAGAGGAAATCTTCCAGGTGACCGCCTATTGGTCAATATTTCTTTTTCAACAATCAATACTCTTGCCCCAGCAGTTAGTATCGGCCGTCCAAAGATTCTAGTTAATCCACGCCGTCCAGAAGATGGTGATAAAGCAATTCTTACTGAAGCAATCATTAACTACTGGTGGCAACATTATGGCTGTCAACCAGAGTTCCAGCGTTCAGTTAAAGATTCTTTGATTATTGGTCATGGATGGATTAAGACTGGCTATCGTTTCGTTGAAGAAAAGAAACTTGATGACATTGAAGAGACGGCTGATGAGGCTACTGAAAATGTGCCAACTGGTCAGGTTGAATCAGTTATGGTTATTCGTGAGGACAGACCATTCCTTGAGCGTGTTGACCCATTTGACATGTTCGTTGACCCAGATGCAACCTGCATGAGCGATATCCGTTGGATTGCACAGCGTTCACGCCGTCCACTTAAAGATGTACAGAATGACCAGCGTTATGATTATGCTGCCCGCAAAGAAGTAAGTGCATCATCATATGCAAGATGGGGCAATACAAACAGTGGTGCACCTAATGCAAATTATACATATTCAGAGGATGAGGCTTACTGCGATGTTTATGAATACTACGACATCAACGCAGGAACCATGAGTATTTTTGCTGATACTGGTGGAGACAAGTTCCTTGTTAAGCCAACCAAAATTCCTTATGTATTTGGTCATCCATTCGTCATGCTTCGTGACTATGACATTCCTAACTATTTCTACCCAATGGGTGAGTTGGAAGCCATTGAGCCATTACAGTATGAATTAAACGAGACCCGTACACAGATGATGAACCACAGAAAGCGTTATTCACGCAAGTGGTTGTTCTCCGAGTCAGCATTTGATGATTTTGGTCGTGCTGCTCTGGTATCGGATGATGACAATGTTATCGTTCCCGTTAAAGGAAATGAAAACTTAAATAATGTTATTGTCCCCATGCCAGCGGTCATTAACCCGCCTGAGTTTTACAACCAGTCTTCGTTGATTACAAACGACATTGACCGTGTGTCGGGTATCTCCGAGTACCAGCGTGGTGCAATTCCAGAGACAACTCGTACTGCCCGTGAAGCATCAATTATTGCCGAGGCATCCAACGCTCGTGTTTCTGAAAAACTGGTAAGTATTGATAATTCAATTGCTCATTGTGCAGAGAATTTAATTAAACTTGCACAGCAGTTCATGACCGAGGAACAGACCATTCGTGTTATCGGAACAGAGAACGCCCCTATCTGGCTTAAGTTTGACAAGGATTATATTAACGGTGAGTTTGACTTTACTGTTGAGGCTGGTTCTACTGCTCCACGCAATGAGGCTTTCCGCCGTGATATGGCGCTCCAGATGGTTTCGGCAATGCAACCATTTGCTGCTGCTGGCATCGTAAACATGGAAAAACTGGCTGAGTATGTACTTGGTACAGGATTCGGTGTAAAGAATCCAGAATCTTTCTTGATGGCACCTCCTCCACCACCAGAGGGTGGACCCGAAGGCATGCCTCCCATGGGGCCAGAAGGTCTACCCCCTGGTATGGAGCAAATGATGGCAGGGGCACCACAGGGTGGTATGCCTCCAATGCCAGAAGGCGAAGGTCCAGAATTACCACAAGAAGAAGAACTTATGGCAATACTTGAGGCTCTTCAGAGGGGCGAAATAACCCCTGACCAGTTGCCTCCAGAGGTAGCGCAAGCATTAAATGATTTATTGGCAGAGCAAGAACAGGGAATGGCACCTGAAATGGCACCACCTATGGCACCTGAAATGGGTGCACCGATGGCACCAGAGGGTGAAATTCCCCAAGAAATACTAGCAATTCTTGATGCTCTCCAAACTGGTGAAATTACGCCAGAACAGATTCCGCCTGAGATAATGGAGCAGATACTGCCATTCCTACAAGGCGGGATGTAATAGAAATATCTATTAGTAAGGAACAACCTTAAACGAAGGAAAAGGACTCCACATGGAAAACACAAATATTGACGACACTATTGAAACTGTAGATGCCCCCATTGATGGACAAGGTATTGAAGCGGATGTAGTCGCAGAAGCAACCGAAGAGGAATTAGACCTTTTTGATTACTCCCAGTACGCAGATAATATCGTGCGACTGCAAGTAGATGGTCAGGAAGTAGTAGTTCCGCTGAAGGAAGCGCTTGCTGGATACCAGCGTCAAGCGGATTATACCCGCAAAACGCAGGAACTCAGCGAACAAAGAAAGCAGATTCAGTATGCTGCCGCACTCCAAGAAGCCTTGGATAAGGACCCAGCAACTACTCTGCAACTGCTGCAGGAGGCATATGGTGTTGCCATTCAGACCCCCAGTGATGACGACTGGGGTGCAGACGAATGGGAAGACCCGTCAAATCAGCAACTCAAAAGTCTAGAACAGCGCCTAGCGGTCTTTGAACAAGAAAGAGCGATGACGGAACTGGAAAGGACAATTGAATCTTTGCAAGCACGATACGGCGAAGCGTTTGATGCCGATGAAGTGGTTGCTAAGGCACTGGCAACAGGCTCAACCGATTTAGAATCAGTCTTTAAACAGATTGCTTTTGATAAGGTCTTTGAAAAAGCCGCAGTCACAACCAAGGTTAAGTCCGAGGAAGAGGCAAGGCTACAAGCAAAGAGAGATGCAGCCATTGTGTCTGGCGCAACTTCAGGTAAACAAACAACTCCACCCGTGTCTGCGGCACCAAAATCCGTGTTTGAGGCGTTTGAGCAAGCAAAGCGAACTCTAAACCTCTAACAACAAAACCTTTCAACATATAGGAGAAAATTATGCCTGGTAATCCAGATTTCAATGCAATTCTGTCCACAACGCTTCAGAATTACCAACCAACACTGGTTGACAACATTTTCAAGAGCCTCGTGCTGCTTGACCACCTTAACACAAGAGGTCGTGTAGTCGTAGAAGAGGGCGGTACATCAATTGTTGAGCCGCTCATGTACGCTGCCAACACCACCGTTTCTTCATACAGTGGTTACGACCCAATCTCCCTCACCCCACAGGATGGCATCTCTGCTGCCGAGTACGACTGGAAGCAAATTGCTGCTTCTATCGCAATCAGCGGTATTGAGGAAGCCAAGAACCGTGGTACCGAGGCAATCATCAAACTGCTCAATGCCAAGATTATGCAGGCAGAGGAGTCCCTTAAGTCCAGCCTTAACACCATGCTTTTCGGTGATGGTACAGGAAACTCTGGCAAGGACTTCAATGGTCTTGCAAACATCGTTGGTAACGCCAACAACACCGTTGGTGGAATTGACGCAAGCACCAACACATGGTGGAACCCATACATTGACAACAGCGGTGCAACCCTAAGCCTTGCAAGCATGAGCACCGTTTACAACAACGCCTCTAAGGGCAGCGATGTTCCTGACATCATTGTTACAACCGAGCCTCTCTTCAGCAAGTACGAGTCGCTCCTCACCAACAATGTCCGTTATCAGGATGTTGCCAAGGCTAACGCTGGATTCCAGAACCTCATGTTCAAGCAGACACCAGTCGTGTTTGACTTCGCAGTTCCTGGCAACCAAGTTTCCAACGCTTCAATGTACTTCCTCAACACCAAGTACCTCAAGTTGGTTGGTATGAATGGTCACTGGTTCAACACAACCGATTTCCAGAACGGTACCGTTGCAGGCAAGGATGCCCGCTACGCACTGGTCATGGCTTTCGGTGAACTCACCTGTTCAAACCGCAGCCGTCAGGGTTACCTCAGCGCAGACAACGCCTAATAGGTAGCAAAGCCCGTTGCACTGGGGCGGGGTGGATTAAGTTCCCCCCGCCCCTTTGCAGTATTTAAAGGAGTTTTTATGTGGAATCCAATTGATGACATAGGCGACTTTATTGGCGATACTGTTGATGCTGTTAAGCAAGTAATTAAATCTGGTGGTGTTAAAAACGCAACACGAGATGTAGCCAATAGAGCAGCAACAAGCGGTGCTGGCGGTGGTTATGCTGCACCTGCACGCTCAATTGCTTCACAAGCCGCATTAAGAGCCTATGAAGAGCAATCAAAAAGATACAAAGACCTTGCTTTACTAGCAGACGCAGTTTTAACTGGAGGTCTTGCTGACCCCCTTGCTAGGGCAGGAACAGCAAATATAACAGGAGATGATGCCGCAAGACAAAAAGCACTAATTGACACTGCCGCTGTAGTAGGTCTTAATCTTGCTGGTGAAGGTCTTGGTCTTGGATTAGAAAAAGGTGTTGAAGCACTTGCTAGGAAAAAGGCTTTAGAAGAACTTGGAATGGTTTTAGGTTTACATCATTCAATATTTCCAGGAATTAAAAAAGTAAAAAAGGGAACTATACCTACTGGACAAATGGGCATTACTGCTGGGGACCAAGTTCCTGGATACAGTTATCTATGGCTAAATGAATTTCCAAGAACAGGAGTTGAGCCAACAACAAACAGAAACTGGACAGAAATATTAAGGTCTTGGTATAGCGATAGAAATCAAATAGAACAAGTTCAAAAAATGCTTAACTCTGGTGCTCAACCAGTACTTGGACCAAACGGAGAATTGCCAGCAGTCGGTCCAGCAGCAGCAAACATAATTGCAGAAATACCGTTCCAATACAAAGTAATGATTGACAAGTGGATGGAACTTCCAAGAAATGCACAAAATGCAGTAACTTACATTACAAAAGTTCCAGGAAAAAAGGTTGAACTTGACCCCAATTTAGCACAAGATATTATTTATAGATTAACAAACTTTCCATGGGCAGAGGGTATTGAAAACACTGGAGCAAGAATTAAAGGTACTCAAAAAGTCCTTGCAGAAGTTCCTACTGGTGCTGTTAACAATATTCAATATCCATATGGTGTTGATGTTCAAGCATTGTTAGATGAATATATTAATCAAGCAATTAAGCAATCTCAATTGCCAGGACAAATAATTAGAAAAGGTGGAAATATTGGAAATGCTATACAGGGACTATCAAGTATTTCTGCTGGAAAACTTGCTCAATTAGCCAGATTGCAGGCTCAGAACGAGCGTTAAGGTTTAGTCGGGGTAGGGGGATTTCCCCTGCAATCCTTCGTGCAGGTCCCCCTGCCTCGGCTATCTACTCAAAGTAGTAATAGAAATACCTATATATAGAGGGTTTGCAAAAAACCCGCTACCTTAGGGAAGTTATAGTTGGTGTATTGGGGGTCCAAAAGCCCCCTTTACATCTTAAACGAAGGAAAGAGATGTCAACACAACCTATTCACACAGCACAGGGATTAGCAGGGACACAGCCATATGGGGCAACCAATGGTACCGAGACCGCTGCAATTCTTCCTGCTTACATTCAGTCTGGCACTGAGCCAGCATTCCCTAGCGGAAACAAATATGAGGGCAAGCAGGGCGTATGCGTCCATGTAGGGGAAGACGGTATGCAGTGCCGTGGACCTCGTGCCAAACAGACAGACTTCTGCATAGGTCACCTGCGAGCAATTGAAAAGTTTATCAAAGCAACGCAACAGACCGAGGATGACGAATAAGGACGGATTTTAAATGTCAGGAAACTTTGCAACTGGAATCAACAGATATTATTTAATTCAATACTTGGAGGATATCTCCCAGTTGACAATTGGCAATGACCTAGATATTGCTGATATATCGCAGGACCTAGTGGTTCAGTTCATCAAAGAGGGCTATCAGCGTATTATTTCCCTTGATGGAAGATGGCCTTGGCTCCAATCTGTTTACACATTTAATACAGTTCCCAACCAACGCAGTTACAGTACTGGATTTACTCTAACAAGTACAAATTCAACTGCTATTACAGTGCCGCAATCAAACCAAACTTTAAATAATATTCGTGAAGCAATTAACTTAGTCAATAATACTAATGCTGGCAATGAATTAATTTACATTGACCAATTTAAGGCTGAAGCAATTTGGAACGGCACTTCTGACCAGCCCAACATCCCTGCATATTGGTCTCTATGGGCTGGACAAATTAATCTATGGCCAAGACCACTTGATGTATATGCCATAACCATGCGTGCATATCGTGAACCAAGCCTTGAATGGCTTAACCAAGGCGATGCCAACTCAACATTTTTGGTTGATTTAAACCAAGAGTTCCACATGATGCTCGTCAACTTTGTAATGATGCGTATCTTCCAATTCCAAGAAGACCCAGAAATGGCTGCTGTCTATCAGCGTCATTTCCAAGAAGGCGTTGCAATTGCTAAAGACAACATCACAGCACCAAACAGCAACCAGCCAATACTTCTTTCTGGGGGATTACAACTTAATGGAGCCGCTAATAGGGCTTATGGTGGATTCGGTGGTCCTGGAATTCTTGTTAGTCCTGGAAACCCATACCCGTTAGGATTTTGGTACTAATGGCGCAGATTGCTTTTAATCAAGTAGCAGACTTTACTGGCGGACTTAATTTCCGTGCCGACCAGTTTCAACTGGCACCCAACGAATCACCCTCCATGCTTAATGTGGAGATTGACCCTCGTGGTGGTGTCTTTAGTCGTGCTGGCTATAAAGCAAAACATTCTACTGCTGTTGAAACATCTGTTCCATATTGGAATCCAAAGAGACTTTACAATTTTAAGGGAACATCTCCTCAGATAATGCTTACAACGGGCTTTGTTTCAGCATCTCCTACTTCTTTTGATGGTGCTGTTTACTACTCATCTGGTGGAAACTTTACAAAACTAACCATAATTCAAAGTGCCGTTCAAGTGCCATTGCCAGTAAGCAATTCAGCAGGCGCATCAATGACTACATGGGGAACTACCCTTTACATCGCTCCTGGACTTGCGGAAGCAAATTCCTACAAGTGGAATGTTGGCAATGTTAATGCGACAACATTAAATGCATCAGGTCCTACATGGCAACCATATGCACAGCCAACTGGTGGATATATGCCAAGAGCCTCTTTGTGTGTTGCTCACGCAAATAAGATGTTTGTTGCTGATACTTATGAGGACGGTGTTGTTTATTCTAATCGTCTTCGTTGGTCACATGAAGGTTTACCAGAAGACTGGATGCAAGAAGACTACATTGACATTGAAGCAGGCGGTCAAGGAATCCGTGGAATCTTTATTGTTGATGGTCAACTTCTTATCTTTAAGCCTAAAGCAGTTTATTTACTTATGGGCTACGATGCCGATTCTTTCCAACTTGTTGAACTTTCCACGACACTTGGTATTGATTTCCCAACACAGGCAGTAGCAACCGATACTGGTGTCTACTTCTTTGATTACCCGAATGGTCTTTACTACTACACACGCAACTCAATTATTGATGTTTTTGAAAAGATTCGCCCAATCATAATTAACAATGAAGTTAATGCAGCAGGTCTAGCGTCTATTTCTTGTTCATGGGTTAATCAGCGTCTTTGGTTGTCGCTTCCATATCGTGATATTGACGAAGGCACACCTCCTACATATCCATCAATAAATCTTGTTTATGACCCAACGATTGGTCGTGGTGGTGCATATGCCATGTTCCAGACTTCTCCACGATTGTCAGACGATGCAACCCCAGTGCCTATTGACGGCTTTGGTTTAGTAGGTGGATGCGATTGGCGTGATGCACAAGATGACGCATTCTATTTAATGATTTGTCCAGACGATGACTTTGCATTTGTTTATTCAGTAGACGATTACACAAATGTCAATGATGATGTACTAGTAACTGGAACTGTATCTCCTACTGGAAAGTTCTTAACTAAATACACAACCAGTTGGTTTGATGACAATCGCTATGTTCAGTTAAAGACATTTGTTCGTCCATATTATGTTTTTAGAGAAACTGAACAAACAACTAATATTAAACTTAATATCTATAAGAATTTTAATGAAGCAGAACCTACTGGGCAAGGTCGCACAATTGTCATAAACGGTACTGGCACTGGCGGTCTTTATGGTACTGGAATTTGGGGTACATCTGTTTATGGTACTAGCACTCAAGGTTCAATTCTTAAAAGAAGAGGCATTTCGCCACTTGGCAGAGGATTCGCAGTTCAACTTGAATTTATCGGACCAGATTCCACTACGCCAAATACAGCCCCAGGAAGAAAATGGGGACTGAACTCAATCGCATATAAATATAAGCGCAGAAAAATCCGAGGTACATAATCATGGCAATTACCATTCCATATTCATTCACAGATGGGCAGACAATTGTTGCTGCTCAACACAACTCTAACTTCAATGCTATAGCATCGTTTGTTGACGCATTGCAGGCGGGGACAAACTTTAACGCTAGTGCAATTGGTACAAATACCATTGCAGACGATGCCGTTACTGGAGCAAAGATTGCAGGTAACGCAGTAACTCTTGCAAAGTTGGCTGCTGCCGTTCAAGAAGCACTGGTTCCAACAGGTTCAATCATTGCTTATGCAGGCAATACTGCCCCCAGTGGTTGGCTACTTTGCGATGGTGCAGCATTCAGTTCGGCTACCTATCCAGCACTTTATGCAGTTCTCAACAATACTGCTACTACTCCTGACCTTAGAGAGCGTGTACCTATGGGTGCAAGCGGTACTGTTGCAGTAAGAACATCAGGTGGTGCTAGAAAGATTGGTCTCAATGACCTTCCTGCTCACTCTCACCCAAACACCGTTGCATCAGTAACTGTTGCAGGTACAGTCGCAGTTACTCTTGCTGGTGGAGACCATACACATGGTGCAAATACTGGATTTACTGGTTCACACAACCATGCTCAAACTGTTGAGGGAATTGCATCTGGAACTCACGGACATGGAACAAGTGGTACTGCAGGCAACCCAACTGGTACTGGTAGTACTGGAACTGATTTTACAGGGACTCAGGTTCACCAACACATATTCACAACTGATTCAGCAAACGCTGGAGTAAGCGTATCTGGCGCATCATTCACTCAGACAAGTGGTTCGGCAACAATGAACAATGTGGTCAACGCAACCACACACACTGATTACTACCAGCCTTACTACGCAGTGAATTACATCATCAAGGCAGCATAAGAAGGAAAACCATGGCATACGACCCAGCAAGATATGAAGCATTAAGGAGACAGGCACTAGCCAGTTACGCACAGCGTTCGGCAATGGGTACCTACAATCGTTATTTAGCAGAGACCCGTGGACAACGCCCAATCCTTGAATTAGAAGAAGCAGCCTTTGGCGCTCGTAAGGAAGTTCCACGACTAACAGCAAGTTATGGTAGACGAGGACTACAAGGTTCAGGCGTTAAGTCTGGTGTTTATTCAAAGGCACTTAGCGACTACGCAACACAGAGAGCAAGAAACCTTGGCTATGCAAGAGAAGATTTGGCTGGCACATTAAGAGGTTATGACCTTGGTCAAGCAGGTTACAAGCAAGAATATGAGGATACTCTTGCTGAAATTGAACGCAAAAAAGCAGCAGACATTGCAGCAGATGCAAGAGCACTGCAAGGTATATAGGAGAAAATAATGGCAGTAATTAGATACGACAGAGGTGCATCGGCACCACAAAGTGCAGGTAGAGCAGTTCGTCCTGCATCACCACGACTTGCACCCGTGCGAGCGAATGCTCCAGCATTTAGTCCAAAGCCAATGGGCGCTAGTGACACCACTGCAGGTGAATCAGATGCTGGTGATTTTACCTTTAGTCTAGACTTTGGTTCTAGTGGTGGTGGAGCAGCAACTAGTGCAGCAGGTATTAATACAAGTTATAAGGCGGCACAGGATAGAGCAA